TTATATGTCGCCATCTTGAGGGAGCTTAGGGTAAAGCACAAGTTCGAAATCATCGAGCCTTTGCCACTTTTCCTTCTTATAAACAGCTTTTTCTAAAACTGACTTTAGGAGGCTGTTTTTCTTTTTCGGATCATCTGTTTTGAAGTACAGATCAAGAACATGCTCCACTTGAGGAATTGTATCTTTCTTCACTTTTTCTTTTTTAATTTCTGTTTTTATTTCGTTCTGTAGTTTTTCCATTGTTGAAGTAATTTCATTAATACGATCGGAAATTACATTCGAACGTTCTAAAAACATATCGACAGTGTAAACGCCACGTTCTAATAAATCATGTAAATTGTTTTTTTGTTTTTGGACATCCACTAATTCTTTTTCAAGCTTTCGTAATGCAACTTCATTCATTTGAATAACTTGCGTTTCTTTTAATTTGTCATCTTGCTTATGTTTTTCAAAATCAGCTTTATAATTGACATACCATTCTTTTAAAGCCTCGAGTAATCGTTTTTCAATTAACTCAGTATAGCTTGATTTGTTTTCGCAGCCACGGTGTTTACAATCCATAGCTTCCTTTCTATTTTTCGGATAACGTTGGACCATACTGTAACCACATTTACCGCATTTAATAATACCAGCAAGTGGATTTTTAATTCCATTTGTATTGTAGGGAACATGATACCTTGAATTTAATTTATCTTGTACCTGTTCAAACAGACTTTCTGAGATAATTGGTTCATGTTTTCCATCAGCAATAATCCAATCTGATTTATCTTGCCTTGCACAACTACGCTTTACAGCATCAGGACGTTTCACTTCTTTTCGTTTTTGCCACGTTACTTTTCCGATGTATACATTGTTTTTTAATATATCTAAGATACTGTAGGGGTTCCATTCGTTTCCTAACTTACTTTTGTAGCCAAGATCATTTAACTTGCTTCTGATTGCGTTAGCGCCCATCTCCTCATTTGCATACCAATCAAATATCATTCTTACAACAGAAGCTTCTTCTGAATTGATCGTTAAAGTACGCTCTCGCTTATTTAAACGATGGATATCATATCCGAATGGTGCATGTGTGCCAAGGTAATTTCCAGCCTCTACACTTGCGACACGGCCGCGTTGCATACGGCGTGTAATAATCTTTAACTCCTTACGTGCCATAAATGCTTCAAATTCGCTGTATTCTTCGTCCCACTCATCATTAAGGTCATAAGTCTTCCTAGGTGTCATAATCTTCGTATTCGAGCGTTTAAACGTCTCTAAAATGATTCCTTGCTCTTTCATACCACCACGACCTAAACGGTCCATATCCATGCAAAGAACAGCGTCATATTTGTTATCTTCAATTTCTTCAAGTAGCGCCAACATTTCAGGGCGTTTCACTAAGCTCTCACCAGAAACAATTTCCTCACGGACAGCTAAAACATTTAAGTTCATTTCCTTGGCAATTTTCAGCAGGGTAGAGCGGTGCTTTGCTAAAGTTTCGCCTTCACCGCGTGCTTCGGCTTCGAGATCGGCACGGGACTTACGTAGGTAGATTGCGGTTTTCATAGGAATTCCTCCTCTTATTAATAACAATTATATAAAAATTAATTTGAATAAATTATAAAAATGTTTGGAGCATTTTACATAAAACAAGCTAAATGATATGTATGTTTTTTATTATGTAATTAAGCATGTTCGCAGAAAAATAGTATGTAAGTGAGCAGCTAATAATTGATTTTCATAATGTAATAAGCGTTGATTTGCGACTTGAAATGAAACATTGAAAGTTTTTGCGATGAGGTGTATCGATTCTTTTCTTGTTTCGGGGAATTCTAGTGTCCTTAACATAAAAGTTGGAATGCAAAAGTGCAACATGAATTTGTTTGCTTTTGCTTCTTGATAGTCTAAAAATAATTTCGGCATGTTTAGCTGATTTCCTACATGGAATAGAACATGACAAAGTTCATGACTAAAGTCCTCCCATTGCTGAAAAGCTGTGTTTCGATTATCAATAATAATGCTTGGTAAGTCATTTCTACAAATAGAACGACTTCCGAACGGTGCAAAATGTAGCCAAATGTTTAGCTTTTGAGCAATCAATCTCATATCAAGTTGTTCTGGAACAAAAATAGATAAGGAATGCAAAAGGTTCTCAATATAGTCTTCAATTTGTGTTGTGTAGTAGGGCTGTGTTTTATGCATATAATTTCACTCCATAACTTCAAAATCGAACTTGTGTTCTTATTTTACTATAAAAATAAAAGCCCGTGAAGGGGCTCTTGATAATAGATAAATATTCAAATGTAGATTAATCAGAAAATGGATTTATTACGTTTATTATTTTTGTTTATCCTCAGGCTTACGGTTTTTTTCTTTATTTTTAATAAACTCCCAAAATTGTCTAAGCTCTTCTTGTTTATCAGGCGAAGCGTCTTTGATGTCTTTGAACCAAAGGCCGAGTTCAGGATCGTTAAGTGTTTTTTCAAAATCACGATCTACAACTTCAGCTTTCTTAGATTGATCGTGGTCATTAAGGTAACCAATTTCTTCTAATAAATTAGTTTTTTCTTTATTTATTGCTTTAGCAATTTGTTCGATGACAGTTAATGTAGGTTCTACGGGTTTACCATTTCGAAGATCTATACCTTTTTCTAATTTATCTATGTAAGAGTGACTTAATTGGCAACGTGTAGCAAACTCACGTAATGAAAGGTTATGTTCTTGGCGGTATTCTCGTATTATCATGCCTAATGTTTTCATAATATGAGCCTCCTTGAATACAATTGTAATCTATCGTTTACAAAAAAGCTAAAAATAAATTGTACTTCATAGTTGACACTTTGTATTCAATGGAGTACAATTTTGTTGTAATCATATGAATACAGGAGGTACTTAAGTGAATCATGTAGCAGAGGCTCGTAAAGAGCTGAATATGTCACAAGATATGTTAGCTAAAAGAGCAAGAGTATCAAGACCCTATTTATCTAATATAGAAAATTTAAAAGTTCAGCCTAGTGTTGGAGCAGCAATCAGAATTGCTAAAGCTTTAAATAAACGAGTTGAAGATATTTTTTTAAGTAATTTGTAAACCATGGTGTACAAAGGAGTGGTGATTAAATGACAGCAACTAACATGGCAGTACCAACAGATCCGTCGCATAAACATATAAAAAGCACTTCAAGAGGTGACACCATGAGCCAACAAGAAGAATATGCAGCGACTTATGAATTTGGAAAAACGAAAGTCCATGTTGTGGCTCCTGAGCCAAAATCACAAAAGGACATTGATAAAATCCGTCAAGCATATTACAAGGCTGGTTGGGCCATCATCAAAGAAATACAAGTGAAAGCAAATATTGAGGATTAGTTCCTCTCTTTTTACATGAATAATAGACAAGTTACGTATGTACTAAATTCATTATAACCATTTGAAAACTAAATATGGAGGCGAACAGATATGGGAACAAGCATATACTGCAATTCAGCAATAGGGGAATTATTACAGAATGCTAGAGAATGTTGTGATAATGTTCAGCTGAAAACGAAGAAAGGGTTATCTAAGTACCTTGGTATTACACATGAACGCTTAACTCGTATTGAATCTGGACTTTCTAAGCCAGAATTTGAGCTTGCGATGGATTGGTGCCATGCAACAGGAGCAAAATTGAATCAACAAGCGATTAAACATATTTATGGTGTTGGTTTACCACCTACAGATCCACGTTTAACTCAAGATTTGAATTTACAACTGATGAACTATATTAAACAGGCTGAAGAGGGGATTGCGGCAGCAAAGAAAATTATGAGTTTACAAGTTACAACAAGGTCATGGAAGCTTGATGAAAAAAAGAAACATGAATACTCAGTTCATGCAAAGGAAATCTTCGATACAATCCAAGCTACTCAATGTGTAGTACAAGCTCTTGAGCAAGTTCATTTCGGTATTATGGAACAAATTCAAAGAAGTTGGTTGCAAAAAGCTATGGCGGAAAACGTTATTATTCAATCGGTGGATAGTTTAATGAATTTAACAAAGGTGCTGTAAAGGGGGAAGAATAATGACAGTAGATTATAAGAAACCAAGTTTAAGAGAATATAAGGAGTTAATTCGCTATGATGCAAAACTAACTGGTGAAATTAAAATAGCGCAAATACTTGGTGAGGATTCAAAATCAGTTGAATTAAAGCAAGAGAAGAAGTTAGTGGGGATTCGAATCAAAATTATCGAAGCATCATTCATTTTAAAACATAAATGGGCAAAAGAAAAAGCTACCGCCTAGACAACAGTAGCTCTGTAAAACATTCTCTAAAGCAATTATAACATTTTATTAATCGTTTGGACAAGCCACTGTGCTTGTCGTTATGACCAGAAAGGGATTGTTCCTCCCATCCACTTAAATGATTCCTATTTCTGGTTGTAACGATGCGTACAGCATCAACTCAAATAGAAAGGAGGTGTAATTCATGACACATAAATACGATTGTCTTCATGATCTAGTTCTTCCAGGAGACTTTTCATTTGCGGATAAACTTCATAATTGTATGATTGCATGCGTTCATAACATGTTTAATGCAGAATCAGCTGAAGAATCAAATCGCTGGGAAGAAGAACTGGAGCGATGTATGAAAGAATTTAAAATGCTTCGTGATACAAAAGAAGAACATGAGGCATCGATGAGTTATCGTGTAGTGATTAAAGATTTAAGAGCAAGAGGAGTTAATGCCTCATTAGTAACACGTAGAAAATAAAAAATCTATCACTTGGCAGAGTGATAGATAAATGGTTTTGCAAAAGATCTTAGGATTAATTATATCAAATTAGCATTCGTATAACAACGGAGTGTGCTGCATGCTTTTAGACAAGTCATTACATAGAGTGTTGCTAAATCCTAAGTTATTTCAGCAAGCGACCTCAGAGCAACACCTAATTTACTTAGTAAACCAATATCTCAAAATAGGATACCAGAATTATCGCTTATTACGTGTAGAGGACGGATTTGCGATATGTAAACGGGAGGATGAATAATATGGCAGTTTATAGACCAGTACATGTTTCATTTTGGCAGGATTCATTTGTTTTAGATCTTACACCGGAGGAAAAGTATTTCTACTTATATTTGATGACAAACAGTAAGACGTCTCAATCAGGAATCTATGAGCTTCCACTTCGTATCATTGAAACTGATACAGGGTACAACCGCGAAACTGTTATGAAGCTATTAGAACGCTTCGCAGAGTACGGGAAAATTAATTACAACCAAAAAACAAAAGAGTTGTTCTTAATCAACTGGTTGAAGTTCAATCCAATTAAAAATGTAAACATTGAAAAGTGCGTCTTAAAAGAGATTCAATCTGTGAAGGACCAGGATTTCTTAGTTGATTTCTATGAAACATGTTTGCAATTAGAACGTGAACAAGATTTCAAAATCCCTCGTATTAAGGAGTATTTATCAGTCCGTTTGGAGGGGCTTATAAGGGGCTTCCAAGACCCTAGCAAGGAAGAAGAAAAAGAAAAAGAAAAAGAACAACAACAAGAAGAACGCGCAGGCGCGGAAGAAGTTGTTGAGGTTAATCCAATTTCTTTTTACGAACAAAACTTCGGACTGATTACACCTTTTATTGCAGATGGTATTCATGCATGGATAGATGATTTAAATGCAGAGCTTGTTGTAAAAGCTATGGAAATCGCTTTAGAGAAAAATACAAGAAACATGAATTACGTAAATACGATTTTAAGAGATTGGCATCTTAAGGGATTGAAAACAATAACGGACGTTGAAGCAGCTGATAAAGCGTTTCGTAATCAACGAGTGGCAAAGGGACAGCAGCGAACTCAAGCACCTTATCAAAATAAAGGTTTATCAGCATCTACTCAAAACGTATTACAGCAACAACAAGCATGGGAGCAGAACATTCCAACAGAAGAAGAACTTGCAGTACTTAACCAACAGAATGCGTGGTTGGCCCAATGAGTAACGATATGATTCGTAATGTAGAAGCTGAACAAAGTGTTTTAGGTAGCATTATCCAAGAAGGCGATTTAATTAAAGATTGTCAGCTAAAGGTAAAACAGTTTTCTTCACCAACGCATCAAGTGATTTTCAAGGCGATGAGAGAATTAGAGGATGCTGAGCTTCCGATAGATCTTGTTGCTCTCATTGGAAAATTCGATGAAAGCTTTATGCATCAAATTGGCGGAATTGAATTCTTTGTAAACTTAACAGAAGTTGTTACGACTACTAAAAATTTCTCATATCACGAAGGGTTAATTATTGAATCTTGGAAAATGAGACATGCTCAAGAGGTTGCTGGTAATTTATATAATCGTCTTCAGCAAGAAAGAGATATGAGTGCTATTAGCACATCGATTGATGAATTAAGTGCCATTGAAGAAACAGGTTATTCAGATGAATTTAATCTAAAAGAAACCTTAGTTGATCTGTATAAAAAAATGCAAATTGATGTAGGAGATTTAACCGGTATTCCAACTGGTTATGACGATTTAAACAGAATGACAGCAGGGTTACAAGAAGGCGATTTAATTATTGTCGGTGCCCGTCCTTCGATGGGGAAAACAGCATTTGTATTAAACGTTGCTTTTCATGCAGCGAGTGCTCATACAGCAACAGGGGTCTTTTCGCTAGAGATGGGAGAGGAACAGTTACTTAAGCGTATGATCTCAAGTACTGGAAATATAGATGCTACGAAATTAAAGAATCCTAAAAAACTATGTAATTTAAAGGATTGGGAAAAGATTAGCCAGGCTATGGGTTTGATAAATGATTTACCACTAGAAATTTACGATAAAGCAAATGTAACGATGCAAGAGATTTACGCTAAGACTAGGAAATTAAAGCGCAAATACACAGACAAAAAGGTGCTAGTCGCAATTGATTACTTGCAGCTTATTGTAGGTGATTCAAAGCACAAAGGAAACCGCATGCAAGAGATTGGTGAGATTAGTCGTAAGCTAAAACTTATGGCAAGAGAGTTAAATGTATGTGTGGTTGCATTGTCACAGTTAAGCCGTGCTGTTGAAAGTAGGCAAGATAAGAGACCATTACTATCAGACTTACGTGAGAATGGTCAAATTGAGCAAGATGCGGATTTAATAGCATTCTTATACCGTGAAGATTACTATGACCGCGAAACAGAAAATAAAAACATAACGGAAATTATTTTAGCGAAACAGAGAAATGGTCCAGTGGGTGTTGTTGAACTAGCATTCATTAAAGAATTTAGTAAGTTTGTGAACTTAGACCGGAAGTTTAGTCATCAACAGGAGGCTTAATCATGTTGTTACGTCAGGAAGTAGAGCGTAGAAAACTAGCGATTACTCGTAAATTATTGGGATTAGGATTATCAGAAATTAATGGACAAACATTAGATCAGCTAACGTTAACACAGCTTGAAGGAATCTTAATTGCAAGCTTGCATGTATTGGAGGGGAAAAGCAATGCCAAAGCAGCTAACAATTTTTGATGTTGAACCAGTTGTGTCATTTGATTCTAAGAAGGCCCATGTTCATCGGCTAAATTCTAAACTACGTTTTGCTGACGTTGTTGTACAAATACCATGCCGAGCAAAGGCGATTGACGAATTAAAATCAACGACAGCACCAGATGATCGTTACGAATTATTTGAGGATTATACAATTGGGATTTGGCGTTATAAGCGAGTGGAGGATAAACAGTTTGATTGGGAAGAAGCTGAAGAGATATGTAAGCGAGCAAGGGATAGCAAAGAGCCGATTCCAATACGACTATACTTACCCCATGAACAAGCATTCGTTCCAGAAAACGTTGTGCAATATTTGTAGACAAATAAAAAAGCCGAGATTGTTCCCGACTTGCTTCGACAAAGTAATTATAACATAGGGGAGTGGTTTCGGTGGCGATTATCAAAGAAAACGTTATAGAAATGAAGGCTGAAATTTCATTAGTAGAAAATATGATTTATGTCGTGAAAGATGGACAGATTCATTCGATTGAACCACCAACTAGCGGTCACGGTGAACAGTCCTTTGTATATAAAGCTGGTAAAGTAGCACGTATGGAAGAACGGAAAACAATATTAATCTAATACATTTTGAAGCAAATGCAAAAGAGCACACTAATAAGTATGCTCTTTGAAAGGTTGATTTCTATGCGTGGAGGATCTCCATACAATAACATATGCTTGTTCGGTTTAAATGTGAAAAGTTTTTAATAACAAAGTTATTAGGTAGCCAGCTTTAAAAGTAAAAAGAGCTCCGTCTACTGGTCGGAAGCTCTTTTATGGAAATCAGTGAGTTTCGTTAGTTAATTCAATATATGTTTAGTTTATTTTAGTGTGACTAGTATTATAAAGAATTCATTTTAATATAAAGCAGAATAATCAAATGGATTAGGCAGACGATTTATTAAATAAACTGTCTGCCTAGTGAATGAACAATTAATTGAGCTATATAAGCCCAAGTTTAGTGTGGATGGAATTTTAAAAATTATTTTTGAAACAAATAGATCCTAAAAAAATAGCTTATAGAAAATCCTCACACGAAAAAATAACACCTTATGCAGGTGCTATTTATAAGAAGGGCCCTATGAGTGAAATAGCCTTATGTTAATAATATATGGCTGCCTTATTAAATGGTGAAAAGCTAATAAGAATAAAAGAGCAGTTAGCAAGAGCTAACTGCAATAAGAACATTACAACCATTAATTTAAGGAGTACAAAATCTCATGGTTGAGTATAGTATGGGCGGAAATCCTAAGTTTATGTAACAAAAATTAAAAATAGAGCAGTTAGTTGTATTAAATGCTCTATGTAATACAATCTGGATCAGAAGCAGATTGTATTATGGTTAATATTTGCAGGGTATTGAATTTTATGCAGTTTTTTAACGAAATCCTTATTCAAATAAAAAAGAGCGCATTTTAAGGCGCTCTATGACCAAGATTTATATTGAAAAAAAGGTGCATATGATATTGTATGGATGTTTTTTATGGCGGTGCAACTTTTAAACAAAATCGTTATTTACTAGCAAATGAAAAGAGCGCACTAATAAGTCTGCTCTTTGAAAATTAGATTTCTATGAGTGAAGAGTCTCCATGCAATAACATATGCTTGTCTAGCTTAAATGTGAAAAGTTTTTAATAAAAATGCTATTTGATATGTAAAAGTTAGAGCACTTTGGAAAGTGCTCTGTAAAGGCTATTTATTTTAAAAAGAGAGGGTAGAAGATATCATATGGGGTTATTTTTAATTGAGTGTGTATCTTTTGCACAAAAATTGCATTGTGTAGAAATGAGGAAACTAAAAAGAGCACCATGTACAAGTGCTCTTTAAGATAGGAGGTAACTCTCTGAGCTGGGTCTAGGTTAGAAGTATATGGTGTGAAAAAGAAATAAGAACAAAATTTTATAATCAGACTAATAAAAAAGAGCAGCTAGCAAAAGCTAACTGCTTCCTACAAGGAGATACAGAGAAAACTACTTTAAATGAGTTCTGGCTAACAGCCTATCTACAGTATTGACGGAATATTGAGTTTTATTCAGGGGGTAGATGTATTTAATGAAAGAATATAGCCCACCATATTCCGAATAATGTAATCCAACCAATGCTAAGTAATATGTATATCAAAAATTTCAAAATTACTCCTTTTTGATATAAATTGCTCAATGAAGATGGATTTTATAAATTTGTTACAAAATAATCATTTTCTAGTAAGAAAGTTACTAAAATATGAGAAAATGATATAATAATACCAATTACACATTTAGTCCTACTGGAAGAACCAGCGGACATCGAACTATAAGGGCATTAGTGATATTGCTCTGTAGTTTGGTGTCCGCTTTCTGGTCTTTATTAACAAAATATATAAGGGGTGTTTTTATATATGGCGCAATTAACTTTCTTACCTAAAATTGATCGTAAAGCAACACAGGTTCGTTTAGAAGAGATTCTTGAAAATGTTCGTATTTATAGACAATTTGGGATGATTAGAAATGAGATGAAGGTCACGGCATCTAGCGAAGTAAGATATCACGGTCCAACCAATATAGTAGGAAAGCCAGCTGAAGATATCGCTTTAGCAAATGTTGCTATGAGTGAAAGAGAAATGAAATTACAACGTTTATCTTTTCAAATTGATAAGGCATTAAGTCGTTTTAGTAAAAACCAAAGAGATATTATTGTAAAACGATATTTGGAAGAAGAAGAAGTTTTTGATTATATGATTTATAACGAAGTTGGTATGAGTGAGCGTACATATAGACGAAATAAATCTAATGCTTTTTATAAATTAGCTTTCGCTCTTAGATTAGAAGTATATGAGGCAGAAGAAACTGGAGGTAATGAATAATGAATTTTGTTCAACCAATACGTGATCCAGAGCAAATACAGCAGTTAAAAGAGTATTTTAAGGAAAAGAGCTTACGTAATTACATTCTCTTCATTATGGGTATTAATACAGGCCTCAGAATCTCAGATATTTTGAAATTGAAAGTAGGGGATGTTAAAGGCAGTCATATATCTATGCGGGAAAAGAAAACAGGGAAACAGAAAAGAATACAAATTACTGCAGCACTGAAAAGAGAACTTAAATGGTTTATTATAGAAATAGAAGACAATGAGTATTTATTGCAAAGCAGACAAGGTAAGAATTGTCCAATTGGTCGTAGTATGGCATATAAGATATTAAGCGGAGCAGCGGCAGAGTTCGGGTTAGATGAAATAGGAACACATACGTTAAGAAAAACATACGGGTATCATATGTACATGCAAACGAAAAACATAGCATTACTCATGGAGATATTCAATCACTCGTCAGAGAAGGTCACGTTACGTTATATAGGTGTAAACCAAGATGAAATGGATAAAGCAATGACTAGGTTTAAAATCTAATCACTGCTTATTTCTTTTTAAATCTAGGGTATTGCAGCATTTTGGAAAAAAAAGACTCGACCGTTTTTTGGTCAAGCCCTGTATTAAATTACAAACTATTTCCCTTTAAGCACCAGGAATATTTGGAACTAAATTCTGAACGATTTTGATGAGATTATTTGCGATATCTTGTTGTTGAGATGTAAGTGTATCAGATCCATCAGTGAATACTGTAACGCAGATCGGGCAAGCTTCGATATGAATCCCCAATAGATTAATTGCTAGACCACCTGGTATATCCACAGTAAGAATCGATGTGGAACCTTCAGGAGGAGTACAAGTCTCACAGTTAGTTTCAAGAGCCATAGAGTCACCTTCTTTCTTGATAGAGTTAATATATAAATATGTTCGAAGATACTCAAAGGACAAAGGTATTTGTACAAGCTTCGAAAATTGTGTTAGTGACTCAGATTTCCCCCCAATGAACTCAAGTCCTTCAGAAGATGTTACAATTATTGGATTAGTATCGGTATCGTGTACAATGAAAATCCCACCAAGCTTGGTGAATTCATCAATGATTCCTCCTGGTTTCATCATTGCCATGACGTCCAAATCAGTAATATTCCCTTGAATTCCGATCCAAACACACCAGTAATCCGCTGCCAGTTGTTCACCTGTAGTGTATTGATCTTTGATAATTGATGGAGATATCTGCACAACAGTATATTGAGTGAGTGACCAAAGTTGTTTGGCGAAATCATAGGAAGCAACATCATTCTCAAGCAGTAAGACGCCCTTACCAAAAACGAAAGTTCTACTAGGACAATTCATACTGGTTGTCTCAGTCGTAGAAACTGTTTTATTTATATCCAACGTATAATCATTGGATCCCTTTAAATTTGTCATTTGAACCACTGGTTCAGTAACGGTGAGACAACTATCCGAACTCATGATTCCGTCTAATCTTGCAAAAATTTGAGCTTCCCCGGTATTAATTGCTGTAGTCAAACCTTTTGTTTCTTCCTCATTTGAAACTATTGCACTTGAAAGATTGCTAGAGTACCACTCTACAAGTTTTGTAATGTCCCTAGTTGATTTGTCAGAATACGTACCTGTCGCAGTAAACTGATGGCTTAAACTTGAACAAAGAGATAAAGTATTAGGATCTATCTTGATGGAAACCAAGACAGATATTCTTTTTTCGTAACATTCTTTCTCTTTTGGGATAAACAGAATAGGAGGGTTAAATTGATTGGAAGTGTTCATTTGTGTTAGCCTCACTTTCTTTATCAATACATTTAATCAATATATGTTACATACAGAACTCGGTTTGGACTTGACCGCTCCCCTGATTATTTAGTTCATTTTAATCTGAAACTATTCACTTCCAGTAACGATAATTATGTAAATAAGCTGTCCACATGGGCAGCTTATTTTATTTTTCCTCATAGCGTAGGTTATTTTGCAAAATACTGGTGGTATCCCTATACAGTTACTCATAATTTTCGTACTGTGTAACTCAAAAGAGAAAGTAAAATGAAATCAATGATACCAAGGGATTCAGCAAAAGAGGCAGTTACACACAATATAAGATATGGGTAAGTGAAGAAAAGGCATAAAAAAGGAGCGTAGTTCGTCAAACAGATGTAATGCTCTATTATTTTTAAGTTAAGAAATTCATTGTTTCCGATTAATTGCATCCGTTTTTTGTGATTGTTGTGATTTGAAACATAATATTGCCATAAATCTTTTTTTACTTATAAACTTGCCAGAAGTTCTAATATAAAGCATAAAGTTGCCGTGTTTTTTATTAATGTAGCTTGATGGGCAGGTGGTGCAACCCTAATAGATTTGGGGCCTCTCTTTGTATCACTATCCTTTAATTATCATATACATATAGAGTGTTAAAATTAAATTTTAAAGGAGAAATATGTTATATGACAAAATTGGAGGAACTAGAAAAAGATTTTAATCAAATGAAACTAGATTTAAAAGCTATACAACATGATATGAAAAATTTAGAAACAAGAATACTAGTAGCTGAAAAGGATGTTTTAACTATTAATAAACAATTAGATAAAATTAGTGCAAATACTACATGGATTTTACGATTAATCATAAGCGGATTGTTAACAGGAGTACTTGGTGTAGTAGCAAAAACCCTGTTATAGGAAAAAAGGATGTTGGTCAATCAAAACGGATTTAGCGAAGCAAAGAGAGTATTTGATTTGATTAACTAGCGTGGGAGCCCTTCAAGGATTGAGGGGCTCAAAGGGTACAGTCCTCCATAGGGTACACTCTTTACTGTGGATGTGGTTTACATATATTTTGACAGTCATAGAAATTACCTCCTGTTCTTAACAAGCAATAGGTGAAACAGTCTTGGACAGTATAGGCAAACATTGAGGTTATAGGAGGATCGCCACAAACCGAAAGAACCATAAGCCTGCCCAAGCGGCAAAATTATGGTTCAAATCACAATTGTTATTGATTTTAAAAAAATAAATATCTTTTAAAATTAAATACAATGTTCTACATTAACGTCTTTCTGGATCTTTGTCTTTTTTTCTAAGACCAAATAATCCTAGTAGTCCCAATAAACCAAGCCAAGTCCAATTATTATTTTTATTACGATTATCATTTAAATCATTTGTCGTATTTACATTTCGAGTTCTCACATCATTATTAACTCTATTCATGTTATAGTCATTAACTCTATTCGTGTTATAGTCATTAACTCGAGTTGTAATATTATTATTGTTAACTCTATTCGTATTATATCCATCGTATTCAGCATGGACGCTTGTACCAAAAACCGTAATAGTTAGTAATAGGGCACCTAAAATAGATGAAAGTTTTTTCTTCATGGTTTTCCCTCCTTTCGTATTTAGTAATGTCTCCAGTTCCTTTAGACAATATTCGGTTGAAAATATATAAAACCATTTGAATTCAAATTATGATAAATATCTTTAATTTTTATTATTAAAAGTACTTAATAATAATGGATTAAGTTAATTGAAATGTATTTATTCTTTATAAGCATAAATTTTTGGTAACGGTACATTCTATGAGAGGTAATTACTATATTTGGGTAAGGTGTTCCTTATGAGTTATAAGAACTTATTTTCTTTAATCAAGAACATGATTGGGAAAATTTTTTCTATAGTAAGTATTGTTGCTAAAAGTCTAATTTCTTTAAGGAGGAATATTTTTATGGGTATTTTAAGTGGAAATCCACAAAATGAACCAATGCACTACGGAGAAGTCTTTGGGATTTGGAGTTATCTTGCAGCGGCACAAGGCGCAATTGCTGGATATCAAGTTCTTATTAACCATACAGGAGACGAGGATTTAAAGAAATTTTTAGAGAACCTTGTAGAGAATGATATCCAATCAGAAGTTGAAGAATTAAAAAATATCTTGAAATTGAATGGTGTTGCATTACCACCAGCACCTCCAGAAAGACCAGTTGCATCTATTGAAACGATTCCTCCTGGTGCTCGTATTAATGATGCAGAAATTGCAGCTAAAGTTTCTATGGATCTTGCTGCTGGGTTAGTAGCATGTAGTCAAGCTATGGGACAATCTCTTCGAGAAGATGTTGGAATGATGTTTGGTCAATTTCATATGAAAAAAGCACAAGCTGGAGCTATATTACTTCGTCTGAATAAGAAAAAAGGTTGGATTATTCCACCTCCATTACATGTTCTACAATCAGATCAAGCATAATAACTAAATAAAAATTCAATCTATTCTTTATGGCTGTTGCAGTGAGGTAGTCTAGGAAAATAAAGGTTATTAGCGAATTAAAATAAGTGGCAGAGTCATGACCGCTTTTTGGCAGTATATGTGCCGGTTATTTTGGAATTAGCGTGTTATATTTGTATTGTGAGTAGTGGCGGAAAACATTGCTCACAAGATTCCAGATAATCGAAAATGGATCGTCATTACCGGTGGCGATGGTTGCAGATTGGATGAATAGTTGTTTCTTGATTTCACATCCAATTGAAGTTCATGTTATATATACGAGGGAGAGCTTTTGCTCTTCTTTGAGCTAAAAACATCCTAGGTAGACAGAATGAGGGTGACCTGATAAGTCAGCCAAGAGTGTCTGTCGTGGTTGTTAGCTGAAAGAAGAATAAAACTTCATTTACCGTAATCGAAGTGCAAATTAATAATTGATAATAAGGCATCCATTCGGGTGCTTTTTATTTTGTAGGAGGAAGTGATTAGATGTTTTGGTTAGGTTGCTTCGTCGGATATTGTGTAGGAATGTCACTTTGTTTATTACTTATGATTCAATTCATTAAAGCAAAGGATGTTAAGGAGTTAGATTGATAAGGGGTGAAGTGGTAGATATGGAAACACATGATCTTATTCAGTTAATAAGAGATGACAAGCTTATGAAGTTCTATAAGTCTAGGGAATGGTGTGAGCTAAGGATTAAGGCTTTGAAGAGAGATAACTTTGAATGTTGTATGTGCAGAGATAAAGGGAAGTATCGTAAGGCTGATTGTGTTCATCATATTAAGGAAGTAAAAGAATATCCAGAGCTATCACTAACTTATGACAACCTTATGTCTCTTTGTAATACATGTCATAACGAAGTACATGATCGTTTAAAGGTAGAAGATAAGTTACCTGCATTTGTTAATGAAGAGAGATGGTAGCAGATGATTATAAATGATAATGGTCGTGAGTATGATACAGACTATCTTGAAAGAGTAGCAGCAACAGAGCCAATAGATAGAACGAGTGTAGAGCGAGACATCTTTAATGCAGGTGCTCGCTTTATTTATTATAGATACACACAAGTTAGAGATATTATTAATCGTAATCGATGTAATAATTTAACGATTGATAAAGTAAAACAACTTTTAGATATAGATAGAGTTCAAATGTTCTTGCCAATTACAGAAGAAGAAATAAATTATATTATTTCTTTTGTTGAACAATATATACAAGTTAAATAAGTCCCCCCTTAAAATAAAATCGACTTTCTTTCGGGGGAGCTTTCAACGGGAGGAGGACGTCGGAAAAAATATTTTTTGGTTTTCTCACATGAGGGGGAGGGGTGCACACAAAATACAGGGTGCATCCTTTTTATTTTCGTTTAAAACAGCCCCGAATTTAATGTATGAAAAGAGGTGGTGAATATGGATGAATAATAATACGACACCCCAAGAAGCCGCACACAGCGACTATTTAAGCGGTATGAAGTATAAGGACATTGCAGAGAAATATTCTGTTTCTATGAATACCGTTAAGTCCTGGAAAAAAAGATATAACTGGCAAAGAGAGGGTGCACACAAAACACAAAAGGTTGCGCCTAGTAAGAAAAGGGTGCACACGAAACCAAAACCAAAAATAAATCAATTAAAAGAGACCATTAAGCAGGATTTGATGAATCAATTAAAGGAAAATGGGACATCGGGTGCACAGTATGTAGATTTAGTATCTGATTATATGGCACTTTGGGATATTAAAAACAATCTCATTTTAGATATTGAAACAAGAGGTGTTGTTGTTGATTGGTCGAATGGACGGCAGCAGGGAAAAAAGAAGAATGAAAGTATCAGTGAGTTAAATAAAACGAATGCTCAAATGTTGAAGCTTTTAGCTGAATTAGGATTGAAAGCAACGGAAGTAGAAAAGGATGATGATGATGGTCCAGACCTCTAATTTTCATCCTTATATAGACGAATATATTGAAATGGTTGAAAGTGGCAAGATTCGTGCTTGTAAAGAACAACACCAGCTTATTGCATTAGTTAAAAAAACATTGTCAGACCCAAATGCTTACATAGATGTACAGGCAATTGAAGATAGTGTTGAAATTCCAAAACCGTATTTTCCGTTTGAATTATTCCCGTGGCAGAAATTCATAAATGCATGTGTATTCGGAATTAGATACAAAGATACTGGTCGTCTTGTTTGGAACCAAATCTTGGTTCTTATGGGACGTGGTGGCGGAAAAAATGGTTATGCAGGATATCTAAACTTTTACATGATGTCAAAACAGTTTCAAATTAGTAATTACAACATTGAATGGGTTGCAACATCGGAGCAACAAGCAAAGACTACATTTGAAGATGTAAAAAACGTTTTAGAAAATCCGAAATACGAAAAATCTCTGCAAAAGGTTTTTTATAAATCTAAAGTATTAATTCAGCACAAAAGAACAAAATCACAAATCAAATTTAATACTTCAAATGCTCGTACAAAGGATGGTTTACGTCCTGGCGCTGTATTTTTCGATGAAATTCATGAGTATGAAGAATACGCAGCTATTAAAGTATTCCGTTCCGCATTAGGAAAAATAAAAGATGGAAGAACATTTTATTTAACTACTGATGGATATGTACGTGGTGGTGTATTAGATGATTTAAAAGAAAAGAGTAGGCTTGTCCTTAATGGAGAGGTACAAGAAAGTAAGTTATTTCCGTTTATTTGTAGATTAGATAAAGATGAAGAAGCAATTGATCCAGAGAACTGGGAAAAAGCGAATCCATCTATTAGATATAATAGTGAACTCTTTGAAACGATGCGTGAAGAGTGGGCAGATTGCCAAAAGAACATTCCGATGCGTGTTGAATTTATGACAAAGAGGATGAATCGTCCTGTAGCAGATTCAAGAAGAGAAGTTGCTACATATGAAGATAGATTAGCAACTGATCAACCTTTTCCAGAAAATCTAAAAGGCATTGATGCAGTAGGCGGAATTGACTTTGCTGATGTTCGAGATTTCTGTTCTGTTGGTTTGTTATTTAAGCATGATGGAAAGAGATATTGGATGCAGCACACTTTTATCCATCATATGGCCTTAAAGTTACAAGATATTAATCCAGATATCATTGACATTGCAAAACAAAAAGGACTATGTACGATTGTTTATGATAAATCCATCGATGCAGATCGTGTTATAAATTGGTTTCTTGAGAAAGCAAAGGTATTTAATATCAAAAAGGTTGCTTGTGATAGTTTCCGTTCTGCTATTATGGAAGAGAAATTTAAAGAAACAGGTATGCCATTAGAGATTGTAAGACGTGGGCCTGTAACGCATGCAAAGTTAGCCCCACTAATTGATGAAATGTTTATCAAACAATTAATTGTCTTTGGTGATGATCCATTAATGCGTTGGTATGTAGGAAACGTTTTTGTAGATGAAAAAGGAAATGGGAATAAAGAGTATTGCAAAATTGATAAAGAAAAACGTAAAACGGATGGTTTCTTTGCCTTCACACATGCTTTAACACAAGATGGTGAATTAACAGAATCGAAACCATTTACAATTAAGGCATTTAAAGTGCGAACTTACTAGGAAGGTAGGTGAAGTAATGGGATTAATAGATTGGATAGGCGGTTGGTTTGGAAATAGAAATAGATCTTTATTAAAAAGTCATTTTTATGAAGTATCTATTGATTACTTCTTTAAAAAGTTAGCTGTAAATACCTGTGTGGATTTGATTGCAAATACATTAGTTCGTTGTGAATTCCAAACCTTTGAAAAAGGAAAAGAAGTACGAAAAGGAAATCATTATTTATTTAATGTACAACCCAATCAGAACCAAAATGCTTCTCAATTTATGCATAGTTTAGTTTCACATTTAATTTATGATAATGAATGTTTAGTTATCATGCATAACGATCAACTATATGTAGCTGATAGCTTCAGTAAAGAAGAATTTGCATTAAGAGAAAACTGGTATACGAATGTCACGATTAATGACTTCACTTTTACCCAAAAGGTATTTAAAGAGAGTGAGGTTTTTTATTTTAAATTAAATGACGAAAATATCATGAATGTAATCGATGGCTTATACGGTAGTTGGGGGAAACTAATTACTTCTGCAACAAATATTTATAAACGTTCAAATGCAATGCGAGTAGTAGTAAAAGGTGACTTTTTAAGAGCACAAACTGACGAAATGCAAGATCAGATAGATGCAATGTTTAACGATCAATTTAAAGCGTTTTTTGAAGCAGATAATGCAGGTGCTGTTTTCCAATTACAAGATGGATATACATTAGATAATTTCAGCAATACGTCAAAAGGAAACAAGCTAGATAGTAGAGATATAAAAGCACTGGTAGATGATATTATTGATTTTGTTTCTATGGCCTTTCATGTACCAAAAGGAATGTTAAAAGGTGATGTGGTGGACGTATCAAAACAAACAGATAATTTCCTTATGTTTTGTATCAACCCACTTATAGAATTAATTACAGATGAAATTAATCGGAAGTTTTATACAAAAGAAGAGTACTTAGGACGAACGTATTTAAAAGTTGATACAAGCCGTATTAAGTATGTAGATATTACACAACTAGCAAATGCTTGTGATGTGTTCTTCCGAATTGGTGTAAATTCAATTAATGACATTTTAAGAATATTAGGACGTGAACCTATAGATGAGGAATGGGCAGATATGCGTTATGTTACTAAGAACTATGAATCAGTTGAAAATACTGAATCATTAAAGGGCGGTGAGAATAATGACGGTAATGGAAATACCAAAAATCAAAAATAGATTTGAAGTACTTAATAGCGCCAACACAGAAGAAGCAGACCTTTATATGTATGGAAGTATTTCAGCATATTCTTGGTATGACGGTATCTCAAGTAGTAAAGTACGAGAGCAATTGAAAAACATTACAGCAAAAACGATTAACGTTCACATCAATAGTGGTGGTGGAGATGTATTTGAATCAATTGCTATCTCTAATTTATTAAAAAATCATTCTGCCAATATTGTTATACACATTGATGGTTTGGCGGCAAGTGGTGCATCTGTTATTGCAATGGCAGCAGATAAAATTGTTATGCCTAAAAATACAATGATGATGATTCATAAAGCATGGACATATGCGGCTGGTAATGCAGAAGGGTTACGTAAGGTTGCAGATCGTCTTGATAAAATTGATACTGCAGTAACGGAAAGTTATACATCTCGTTTTGTAGGAGAAAAAAGTGAACTAGAAACACTTTTAGCAGAAGAAACATGGTTAACTGCTGAAGAGTGTCAAACGTTTGGTTTCTGTGATGAAATTTCAGATGAAATAGTAATTCCAGAGGAAGACGAAGAAGATGAAGAACTCGAACCTGCAAAGGCAAAGATATTAAACAAATACAAAGCATCAGTTCAAGTGCAAGAAGAATCAAAAGAAACAACTCATAATAGCAAAAATACATTATTTACATTACTAACAGCGTTAAACACTCCAAAACGGTAGTGTTTTTTATTTTGCATAAAATAGGAGGAATTTGAAAATGACAATTAAAAATTTAGATCGTGAAGCTCAAAAGCAAAATGAAATGAGAGAGAAGTTATTGAATGCTATGAATAGTGGCGATGAGGAACAAGCAGCGGCCGCTATGATCGACTTCGCAAACTCCATTCAAGAAAACATTATCAATGACGCACGACAAGCTGTGAATGAAGATTTAACAGATCAACATGTGATGACAAGTCGTGGTCTTCAAGTTTTAACAAAGGATGAGCAATCATATTATAACGAAGTCATCGCAAATAAAGGATTTGCAGGTACAGAAACATTAGTCCCGGCAACTGTATTTGAGCGTGTATTCGAATACTTACGTGTAAACCATGCATTGTTGAATCATATTCAATTTGTAAACACTACTGGTGTAACGCAATGGGTAGTGAAAAAAGGATATGTACAATCAGCTTGGTGGGGAAAACTTTGTGAAGAAATTAAAGAATTATTAGATGATGGATTTGAAGTTATTCCAACAAATCTATATAAATTAAGTGCTTATGTTCCAATTTGTAACGCTATGTTAGATTTGGGCCCAATCTGGTTAGATCGTTATGTTCGTGAAATTTTAGCTGAATCGATGGCGATTGCATTAGAAGAAGCTATTGTTAAAGGTACCGGGAAAGATCAACCGATTGGAATGATGAAGGATTTAAAAGCAGCAGTAACTGCTGGAGTATATAGTGATAAAAAAGCTATTCCGCTTACTGATCTAACACCAACATCATTAGGTAAAGAAGTAATGGCACCACTTACTAATGGTGGACGTCGTGCAGTTAGTAATGCTCTTATGATTGTCAATCCGTTAGATTATTGGGAAAAAATATTCCCATCAACAACATTTTTAACACAAAACGGTGTTTATGTATCTGGTGTGCTTCCAATTCCAGCTACAGTTGAGCAATCGTTAGCTGTTCCAAAAGGTAAAATGGTTGTAGGTATCGCAAGCGATTACTTTATGGGTGTTGGTTCAACTCAAAAGATGGAAAGTTCAAAAGAGTATCGTTTCCTAGAGGATGAAACTGTATACCTATCTAAACAATACGCAAATGGTCGTCCAAAAGATAATGATTCATTCTTAGTGTTTGATATTAGCGCTCTAAAAGCTGGTGGTAGTCAAACGCCTACACCCTAATAAATCCTCCACATTAAGATTGGAGGGAATTGATTTTAATAGTATGTTAAAACCAGAATTAGTTGCTTACGCAAATCAGCATAATATAGATATTTCTTCTGCAACCTTAAAAGAGGATATTCGAAAAATTATAGAAGAATCAGCAACAAGTGGTGATTAAAATGGACCAAACATTAAATGAAGTATTACTTGAAGATGTGAAAAGTCGTTTACGGATCACTTGGAATGATGAAGATACACAATTACTTAAAACAATTGAACGAGGAAAGGCGTATTTACAAAAACTTTGTGGTACGTTTTTTTCTTTTGAAGAAGAAGACCAGGTTAAGCAATTACTGATTGAACGATGCAGGTATGAGTATAACAACGCTCTAGAGGATTATGAAAAGAATTTCCGGGGGGAATTACAGCGTTTAATTATAGATGCTGCCTTAAAAGAGAGGGCAAATGATGAAGTCATACAATGAAACGTTTAATGATGGCTTTTTAAGATACGGACGTACCGAAACAAAGCGTAGTGAAAATGCAAAGCGGATCAAAGGTGTTTTTTCTGAAGAAGGAAAACTAGCTTTTAGAGAATTGTCGGCACGAGATAGTGACTATCAATCTTGCGGATTATTAAATGCAAAGTTAGATAAAAAAGTGAAAACTTTGTTCCCTCCTTCTTTTCGTTCTATTAATAAAAATAAATTAAAAGCAGTTATAGATAAATTAGAATACGATGTCATCAAAGTTGATTCGGACAAGCGATATTTATATTTCTATTTACAGGAAGTAGGTGGACATATTGTTGAGTAACGAACAATCAAAAAAGCGACTCCAGAAAATGAATAGCTTGTTAATTAAAAAATTAAATGAAGCCTTTAATGTAGAAGTTTACCAGGATCAAGTAAGTGAAGATGAAGAAGAAGACTATCATTATTTCATATTTGAGACAGGTGGATTTGAAAAAACAGAAAACAAATTGACACTTCGTCAAAACGTTTTAATTCGTTATTACTCTGAAAATCGTGATGATTTAGATGAAAGAATGTTAGATATTATTGCAACACTTGAAGCTACAGGACATGCTTTTCAACACTCAAATAAAACATCTATCCGAAAAGGTGAAGTGGATGAATACATTGATGAAGTTGAAATTTATGTAACTAGAATTGTTAAATATGGCTGCTAATTCATGGAGTGTAGAGTTTGGCGATATTGAAGCCTTAGAAAACAAGCTCAAACAAATACCAGGGAAGTCAGAGCAAGTACTTAATAAAGTTTTGCATAGTGATGGTGTGAACCTTGCAGTCGAATCCATTCAGCCTAAAATCCCTGTTTCTACATGGAAAGGGCGCGTGAGAAATAAACGACATGCCAAAGATCAAAAAGCTTTAACGAATAGCAAATTAAACTTAGGTTTTACAATTCGTCCAACGCCTAGATTTAATTACTTAAAGTATCCAGATTTAGGGATAGGGAACTCGAAAAAAAATACACCAAAAAAAATATTAGAGCGTGGTTTGCAAACCGCTACTCCAAAGATATCAGAACGCTTAAATACAGAATTAGATAAAGTTATCAATCAAACACTGGGAGGTTAATTATAATGGCAAAAACAATTATTGAAGAATTCGATTCTATGTCATTTACAAACGTAGGTATTCAATTTATTGAAGGTGGAATTCAGCAACCAGGTACAAAGTTCGGTTGTGTTGGAACAATCGAAGGTGAAACAGAAATGCTTGAGATGGTAAAGAAATGTGAAGGGATAGAGGTTAAAAAGAAATCTAAGCCTTCTAAAATGAATATGACTCTTTCCGGTCATTTACGTGTATCTGTACTTAGAAAGCTTTTCGGAATTAAAACAGATGGGTTAAAAGCTGGTGTATGGTCATACGGTACAACATCAAAGGGAGAGTCATTTGTTTTAACTGCTGACGTAGTTGATGAATTTGAGGATTTAAAAAAATTCGTTGCCTTCTCTAATTGTGCTTCTACAACAGGATTTAAATTTAAAGTGGAAAACGGTGCGGATGAAGTAGCAGAAACAGAATTAGAGTTTACAGCCCTTAAAGATAGTAACGGGGAGTTTTATTACGAAGCATTAGCGGATGAAGTAGACGATGCGCAGATAAAAGAAAAATGGCATACACAATTCACGCCTGAGCTTGTAAAACTGTAAAAATAACAACAGCAACTCTATCAAAATAAAAGGGGACAAGTAACCTATGAGAGTCGAAATCGTAAAATTAAAAGAAGTAGAAGTTGTAAAGGTAGAAGGGCAGTTTAAGGCAGTAGAAAAGAATCATCAAACAGTGCCTTGTTTTATTACGAATCATGCAATGCAACGTGGACAAAGTTTAGGATTAATTGAACAGTCGCTTATGCAAAGCTTATTTAAAATGAAGGATTTAGCAAATGCGAATCCAAACGAAATTGATAATGATTCATTACAGAGCTTTAATGAAATTGAAATACAAAAAATCATTTATTTAGGCTGCCTAGGGGCAAACAAAGAATTCCCTTATGATTTCGATCAATTCGTTGAAAGATTCCATTACTCTTTTGAAGAAACAATGAAATTGTATTCTAAGTTAATTTCAAATGTAACAACGGGACAGACAAATAAGTTTGCTAAAGGGTTAGCGAATAGTACAAAGACTGACAGAAAAAAGAGATAAAACCACCGGAAATAAACATTGAATGCGTAGAGGACAAATATGTTCTCTACGTTTTAATTTATGGGATTGATCCAGAAGTTTTTTGGCATTTTCCCGTCGCATCGGTGGAGCGGATAGCAGAAGGGAAGCTTGCCTTTGATGGTTGGAAAGCTAATCCACGCTAAGAAAAGGTAGGTGAGAATATGGCAAATGGACCAGAATCAAAAATAACGTTTAAAGTTTTTAATCAAGAATTTAATAAAGCAATGGACGAAATGAAGAATGAAAGTTCTAAGTTACGCCAAGAATTCCAATTGCAACAAGAACAACTTAAATTAAGTGGTACAGCAACCGGAAAATTAAATACAAAGCTAGGGTATTTGCAACAGCAACAACAATTAGCAGCACAAAAGGTTGCCGCTACGGAACAGCAATTAAGTAAGGCTAAGGCAATGTATGGTGAAAATTCTACTGAAGTTGAAAAGTTATCTCGCCAGCTAGGGAATGCCCAAATTGCCGAACAAAAATTTTCAAATCAGATCAAAGAGACTGAAACCGCCTTACAAAGATTAGCACAACAAAATAACAGTACTGCACAAGCTTTAAATAAATTAGGCACAGAAGAAACCGAACTTGTAAATAAATCAGCAAAATTACGTGCGGAATACGATTTGCAGCGTGCATCCTTAGGTAATAACGCTACAGAATCCGAAAAGTTGGGTGCAAAGCTTCAGTACCTAAGTCAAGTGCAACAAAATGCATCGCAGCAAACGAAAAACTGTGCCCAACAGTTAACGGCTGCTAAATCACAATATGGTGAAAATTCTGCTGAAGTTAATAAACTAGAAACAAAATTATTACAATTAAGTACAGCAGAACAACAACTAAAAAATCAAATTGAAACTACAAATCGTAGTCTGAAAGAGCAAGAAATCGAAACAAAAAGAGCTGCAGATGCAACAAGGCAATTAGATACTTTTTTTGAAGCGACCGGAACAAGTGTAGATCGTTTTGCAAATGCATTAGGTGGACATTTAACATCAGCAATTAAGCAAGGTACAGCCTCTTCTTCTCAACTAGATGAGGCTATTAAACGTATCGGGCGTGAAGCGTTAGGGGCAGAAACAGACATTGAAAAACTACAACGTGCCCTGCGCTCTGTTGATGCTGGGAACTCAATACAACAAGTACGAAATGATTTAAGAGATTTACAGCAAGAAGCAGAAAGAACAGAAAAAAAGTTCAAAGAGCTAGATATTGATTTAGAAAATGTAATAGGTGCTGCAGTTGCTGGTGGTAGTATATCTACAGTAATTGAACAAGCGCTCGACACATCGAAATTAAAAACTAAAATTGATGTGTCATTCGAAGTTCCTGAATCATCTAAAAGATCAGTTGAAGAAGCTGTAAGAAATGTTACTACTTATGGTGTAGAGATTGAGGAAGCTTTAGAAGGAACTAGAAGACAGTGGGCCCTAAATAAAGATGCGTCCGATGAGGCTAATGCTGCAATCGTAAAAGGTGCCGCAACTATTGCTTCAACATATGCTGGTATAGATTTTAATGAATTGATACAGGAAGCAAATGAAATCGGGGCAACGCTTGGCATTACAAATGAGGAAGCTTTAGGTTTAGTTAATACCTTACTGAAAACTGGATTTCCACCTGAGCAATTAGATATCATTGCCGAATACGGGGATCAGATGGTTCAAGCAGGTTTTTCAGCTAAAGAAGTCCAAGGAATCTTGTCTGCTGGAGTCGATACGAAAAGTTGGAATATCGATAACCTATTAGACGGTGTCAAAGAAGGTCGTATTAAAATGGCTGAATTTGGCGCAGGTGTAGATAAATCTATGCAAGCGGTTTTAGATAAAACAAAGATTTCAGCAGATCAGTTTGAAAAATGGGGCCAAGCTATTGCTAAAGGTGGCGATGGTGGACAAAAAGCGATGCTTGAAGCAACCAAAGCTTTAGCTGGCGTTGAGAATGCAACAGACAGAAATGCACTAGGTACGAAGATGTTCGGGACTCTCTGGGAAGACCAAGGAAAGAAAATCATTGATACCATTCTAAAGGCAGAAGGTAAACAAGTTGATTTAAAAAAAGGTGTCGATGATTTACATAACACCACTTCCAAATTAGATGCATCTCCAGCTGTTAAAATGCAAAAAGCAATGAATGATTTAAAGGTTGCTCTTGAACCTGTATTAAAGATTGTAGCTGATCTTATAGCGAAATTTGCTGATTGGGTTTCTAACAATCCCGAATTAGCGGCAACACTAGCTGCAGTTGCAGTTGCTATTGGTATAATTGCTGGTGCGTTTATGGCATTAGCGCCAATAGTGGTTACCATAACAAGCATATCAGCCGCAATGTTAGGATGGATTGTTGCTATTCCTCTTATCATTGCGGCTGTTATAGGATTAGTCGTTGCAATCGTTAAAAACTGGGACGATATCCAAAAATGGACTACTAATGCTTGGAATTCTATTCAAGAATATTTAGTCGGGCTTTGGGATGGTCTAGTTCAATGGCTGTCTGACGCATGGGATAGCATGAGTGAAGGGACTATATCCGTTTGGAATTCTGTAGTTGAATTTCTCACTGGTATATGGGATGGATTGGTTCAATGGCTATCTGACACATGGAATAGTATGAGCGAAGGGTCTGCATCGGCTTGGAATGCCGTAGTTGAATTTCTCACTGGTATATGGGATGGGTTAGTTAACTTTGTAGTTACTTGGGGTTCTAAAATAATAAATGCGTATATCGGTATTTGGAAGTCGATCTTTGATTTCTGTATAGAATTTTGGAATGGGTTAGTTGAGTATTTAACAGAGGTATTACAAAGTATAGCGACATTCTTTTCAGAAACCTGGACGGGTATTTCAGAATTCTTCCAAGGTGTTTGGAATGGGATTTCTACAGTTATCCAAACAGTATGGAATTTTATTACGCAATACTTACAAGCAATTTGGACAGCAATTTTATATTTCGCTACACCAATCTTTGAAGCAATTAAAAATTGGATTATTAGCGTTTGGGATACTATCAGTTCTACTACTTCTATGGTTTGGAATATGATTACTACTTTCTTGCAAACTTGCTGGAATACCCTAGTTTCAATTGTAACGACAGTTTTTGAAACGATTAAAAATTGGATTATTAGTGTTTGGGATACTATCAGTTCCACTACTTCTATGGTTTGGAATATAATTACTACTTTCTTACAATCTTGTTGGAATACTATTGTTTCAATTGCTACAACAGTATTTGAAGCGATTAAGAATTGGATCATTAATACATGGAATACCATCAGTTCCACTACTTCTATGGTTTGGAATATGATTAAGAATTTCTTACAATCTTGTTGGAATTCAATTGTCGCATTTGTAATGCCAATATTTGAAGCGATTAAGAATTGGATCATTAATACATGGAATACCATCAGTTCTACAACATCATCAATTTGGAATGCGGTTAAAAACTTTTTAATTGGTCTGTGGAATTCCATTGTTTCAACAGCAAAATCTGTTTTTAACAACATAAAAGAAGCGATTACTTCCGTTTGGAACATGATCAGTAGTACAAGCAGTAATATCTGGAATGGGATTAAATCTACGCTCACAAATATTTGGGAAAGTATTAAATCCACAGTATCATCTGTATGGAATGGTTTAAAAGAAGCAATTATGACACCTGTTCGTTGGGTTACAAGTTCTGTTGGTAACGCCTTTGAGGGAATGAAATCCGCTGTACTAGGTGCATGGAATGGTATTAAAAGCGGTACTAAAACAGCAATTAACGGTATCATTCGTATGATTAATAAATTTATTGATGGCTTTAATACACCTGCTGATCTATTAAATAAAATACCTGGTGTTGATGCACCAAAAATCCCACATGTACCGATGCTTGAAAAGGGCGGTCACGTTTTAGGGGATGGACAATTTATTGCTGGAGAAGCTGGGCCTGAGTTATTCAGTAAAAAAGGGAATAAAGTATCTGTTACACCATTAAGCTCTTCTGAAAGAATGGGTGGAATTGGCGGTCAGTTAGGATTAATAACTAAAAATGTAACAGACATGATACAAAATGCAGCTTCTCAATTAGCTCAAATTGTGGCTTACGATGTACCAAATGCATTAGGAGAAGCTCTTTTAACTAGCGTTCCCAATATAGTTGGGGCAACTGCAGGTAGTGGAATGATTAATCAGCAACCAGTAGAAGTTAATTTCCATACCACTGTACGAAATGACCGTGATATAGACCGCATGTTTGAAAAAGCTGATGATTGGTTTGCACAAAAAGGACGTAACTTAAATGTTGGAATAGGGAGGAATTGACTTGCTAGATATTGGAATTGATACGGAATTAGCGAGTGATTATCGAATATGTATGGTAGATCGCCCCGTTATTCCAACAGCAAAACAAAAAGTAGAACATATAGAAGTATCTGGTAGACATGGTTCGTTAACAAAAAAAGGGGCGTTTGAGGACGTTCCTTTAAAAATTAAGTTTAATTTACTTGAAGATGAAAATATAAAACCTTTAATGCGCCGTATCAAGGCGTGGTTCATGAATGGTAAAACACTATATTTCACTGATGACGAAGTATATCGAAAAATTAAATCTGTTGAAATTGGTGATATTGCAAATGAGATTGAAGAACATGGGGAATTCGAAGTAGAATTTACACTTGATCCTTTTGAATACGTTGATACAGCACCGATTGCATTAACAAAACCAGAAAATCTTTTAAATCCTGGAACAATAGAATCTTCTCCAAAATTAGTGATTTACGGGGGCGGCGATGTAACAATTACGATTAATGATGTATCGTTCAAAATAAAAGGTGTAGCTTATTCCGTCACTATCGATTCTGATTTGCTAGAAGCGTATGCTGGCACAACATCAATGAATTCTAAAATGATAGGAGAATTTCCGCTTTTTAAACCTGGAATAAATACAATTTCATGGTCTGAATCAGTTACTAAAATCATAGTTGAACCAAGGTGGAGATATAAATGAGTCACATTACACTATATAAACCAGATGAGACTGATTTCACTCATAATGGAATTGGCATATTAGATAAGCATATTTATGGCGCAACCGTTGTAGAAGAACTTAACGGTTTATTTGCCCTTACATTTAGTTACCCATTATTTGCGCCACATGGAATAGAAATTGATGGTATGAGCATTATTAAAGCTCCTACACCAGATGGTGACCAATTATTTCGTGTTGTAACTCCTAAACCAAGCATGGGCGAATTAACTGTACAATGTTATCACATTTTTTATGATTTAACAGAGAACTTAATTGAAGATATATTTATTCAAAATACAAATGGTAACGCAGCAATGAGCCGTTTATCAACAGGCTGCCAATATAAACATCCTTTTACCTTTTACTCGGATATTCCAACGATAGCAAGTGCACGTATTGTACGGAAAAATCCAATTGAAGCTATTTTAGATAATGGACAAGATAATGCGTTTATTAATCGCTGGGGCGGTGAATTGAAGCGAGATAACTTTGATGTAAAAATGTTAAAAAGTCGTGGTATCGACAGAGGGGTTGTTATTCAGCATAAAAAAGATTTGCTGGGTTATGAAGGAAATGTTGATTGGAAAAGCCCAGTCACTAGAATCATGCCGCAGGGATTTGATGGTTTGTTTCTTCCAGAAAGATATGTAGATAGTCCAAATATTAATAAATATCCTCATCCCAAAATCAGAGTGGTGGAATTTAAAGATATAAAGGCTGCCATTGGTGAGCATGAAAAGGATGATGATGCTGTTCCACTAGAAGAAGCTTACAAACGACTACGTCAAGCTGCTAAAGATATGTTTACGATTCAAAAGGCAGATCAACCAAAAGCAACATATAAGGTTGAATTCCAAGAACTATCACAAACAGAAGAATATAAAAATTATGCAGTATTACAACGTGTTTATACGGGCGACATTGTCACCATTCGGCACACAGAAGATAATCTTGATATTCAAGCAAAAGTCATTTCTTATAAATATGATCCAATAAAGAAAGAGTATATAGAAATAACTTTAGGTAATTTCAAAGAAACGTTTGCAAATGTGGCTGGGAAAGTAGAGCAAATGCAGAATGAAATGTCAAACATGCCAAGCTCCATATTAGATGCAGCGAAAGAAAATGCGACGAATCTTATTAACTCTGGATTTGGTGGGCATGTTAGGGTTTATCCTGATCGGATTTTGATTATGGACACAAAATCCGAAATGACCTCTTTAAGAGTTTGGCAGTGGAACGTCAATGGATTGGGATATTCTTCTACTGGAGTAGACGGACCATACGGAACAGCCATTACAAGTGACGGAAGAATTGTTGCTGATTTTATAACAGCTGGTACGCTTTTTGGTGATTTAATTAAGGGTGGAGAAATTAGTGGTACTACTTTAAAATCGGATGATTCTAAAAACTATGTAAGTATATCCAAACAATTCATGCGAATTATGGAAAATGATATTACCCGTATGTTTTTAGGGTATTACAAAAATTCAAGGGATGAATTACAACCTACTTTTCTTTTAGGTGGAGACAATGACGATACAGCATCGCAAGGAGCACTCGCACTTTATCAGTATTCAAATATTTACCCTAAAGGGGCAGGGATAGGAATTACACGAGGTTTTGTAGGTAGCAGTAAAAACGATTTATATTTTCCTTCCGTTATTAAATTTGGTCAAAATGGAGATTTGGGCTTAAAAGCAGAGGAATATTTGCAACTGGAATCTCAATTGTCATATATGAATCTACTAGCTGGTACAAATTTTGCAGCAAAAGCAAAAAATGATTTTATCGCTGAAGCCACAAATGGAAATATGCATTTCACTGCTGGGCAAAAGTTTTATTACTATAAAAACGGTAAAAGAATATTATCTTTTGATACTTCTTCTGGTGGAGACACGGATATTATCATGCAATATTGTATGTTGCGTAATTCGGATTATGAGAATGGGTATCTTCAAGTTAAATCTGGTACAGGTTCATTCTATGGTGGAATAATTGCAGGGGATTTTAAAGTATCTTCGCAAGCTCAATATAAGACGAACATACGTGAAATTAAATTTGATGCGTTAGAAAAAGTAATGGACTGGGATATAAAACAATATAACCTCAAATTAGATATGGCAAAACTATATGAAATGCGGATGGATCGTAGAGAAGGAGAACCTACTTTAACGACAAATGACATTCCAACTCATTATGGTATTGTCATTCCAAACGAATCCGAAGAAACAGGTGTAGGCTTATATGGGATGATTTCACAGGTGACCAAGGCTTTCCAAGAATACGTTACAAAAACAGATGCTAGAATTAAAGAATTAGAGCCGATACAACCCAAAGGTAACATAAGACATAGAGTGAGAACAAAACGTATTAAACGGGCCCCTAATCGCATTAAAAGATGATTCGAGAAAGGAGATGGATTACATGAGAGATGAGGTAATTTCTATAGATTTAGCTAATCCGGTTTTCACAAAAACAATACGTTCTCGCCAGAATGATAAAAATGGTTTGAGAATTGTTGTTTATTTAAAGGGAAATGGGCAAAAAGTAAATTTGACGGGATATTCAGTTAAATATGAAGCCACGAATCATTTAGGACAATTGATTAGAGATGACGCAAAAATAATTGATGCGAATAACGGAGCTTTTGAGTACACATTGTCAGAAGAAGCAGTTTCGATGGCTGGTGATTGGACAGCTTATTTCGTTTTAGAAAAAAACGATTTAGAGCGAATGACTACGCCAGATATTCGGATTTCTTTAAAAAGAGATGTACGAGAAGGAAATATTAAAATAGAAAACTATATTTCAGAGTTTGATAAAGCACTTGAAAGTGTGGAAGGATATCGAAAAGAAATTGATGATACAAATAAGAAAATTACAGATACAAACAACAAATTTGTAGAGTTAACAACATTAATTAATGCTAAAGATGTTCAAGTACCAAAGATCACAACTGAATCAGGTGGTCAAACTATTTCTGTTAGTGATGCCACAAAGAATATTCTTGATGAAATAGCCGCGAAAGGTGCCGGTATGAATACAATTTATTGTGCTACAGGTGTGCAAAACACAATCCCATCGGGCAAACCTTGGAGGGGAATTTCTTATTTTAATCAGAATAATATTGGCTTTGTAATCGCTAAAGATAGTGTAGGTGGATTTTATACAAATTATCTAAACGGAAATAGCGGGTGGACAGGGTGGTCAAATCATGTCACAAAAGAAGATTTTGTGGGATGGAATTTTACTGTACAAGGATTTAAACGAACTACCGATACGGATTGGATTCAGATGTCAATCAACACGGCTAATGCTTCCAACGTTGAAGGAAGACAAGTTACTAGAGCGAAACGAAGTGGCGACCAAGTTTCTGTTATAGGTTCTTTAAAGAATATAAAAGAAGGGCAAGTTGTATTCAATGTTCCAACTGCATTGCGACCAGCCCAACAAATAACAGATGTTGTTATTATTGCCGGTCCACCTTATTCTATATGTGAATTTAACGTAGAAACTGGCGGTAATGTAAAAATATACAACATCACTACTGACAAAACTATTCATTTTTCAATCAATTATTTAGTATAAAAAAGGAGGCAAACAAGTGGAACGTATCGACGTATTCATAAAAATGTTTATAGCTACCTTTGGTGGCTTCTGTGGATATTTCTTGGGAGGATGGGATGCAATGTTGCAAATATTAGTAACTATGGCAGCGATTGATTACCTCACAGGCGTAATTGCAGCAGGATATAACGGTGAATTAAAAAGTAAAGTAGGTTTCAAAGGCATCGCCAAAAAGGTGGTGCTTTTTCTTTTGATTGGAGTGGCAGCACAGTTAGATACAGCATTTGGAAGTAATAGCGCAATCCGTGAAGCGACTATCTTTTTCTTCATGGGTAATGAATTGCTATCACTTTTAGAAAACGCTGGTCGTATGGGAATTAAATTACCTTCAGCTTTAACAAATGCAGTTGAAATATTAGGTGGTAAACAAAAACATGAAGTTAAAAAAGGAGAGGTTGAGTAA